CCGTTGCTGTAGGCGTAGGCCGGGCGAGTCGTGTAACCAGGGTTGGGTGCCACCTTCCAGATCGGATCAGGCGGACGTTCGTCCATCAGCACGTCCCAGACAGCCTTGAAGGTAGGCCACTGGTCGTACGGGATGATGGTGCGTCCCTGCGCATCCTTCTCGAACTTTTTGGTGACGTACTTCTTGTGCGCCTCCGCCCAGTCTTCTGGCGTTCCTTTGGCCAGCAAATACGCGATGTTCTCCCAGTCAGGCACGAAGTCCGACAGGAGACCGCTGTAAATGACAGCTCTCGCTGGTTCATACTGGCTCGGACACCACCACCCGAAAGCTCTCGCCTTGTCGTCAGTCTTGACAACAAAGCTGGTGCCGCTGCCGAAGGGAGCAGGCACGCACGACGGCTGTGCCGCGACCGACAGAGGAAGCGCGAGCAGCGCGCTAAGCCACCACCGGGCCACTGCCGCCACCTTCTTCAGGAAGAGGGTTAGCCGCGACCGCAGCAGCAAGAGAGTCGGTGTTGTCGCTGAGTTCTTGAGCAAGGTTGGCAAGCTCGTCAGCGACAGCCTGCCCTGCGGCAGCCTGCTGCGCAAGCTCTGCGATGCGGGCCGCCATGTTCTCGATGAGAAGTTTGGCGCTCGCCGCCGCGCCCTTGGCTTCCTCAACTTCCTGGCGCATGCGCGCCAACGACTCTTGGATTCCCATGATCTGCTCTCCCAGTTTCTCGACGCTCGACTTCAGACCGCTGACAGCAAGCACAAGAGCGTCAAACTGTGCTTGCGTCGGTACATCAATCTCGCTGGTGACGAAGATCTTCACTGCGCCATCATCCTAGCCGGCTCCGGGAAGTAGAGGGCGCACGAGCGTGCGATCGACTCGTCGGTGATGACGTACATCGATGTGACGCCATGCACCGTCGCCCACCCAGGAAGTGGGGCGCGGCAGACCACCACACCATCCTCCTCGGTATGGTGCGTGCACTCAGAGCACCGCACTCAGCAGCCCTTTTTGCCTTTGCCTTTTCCCTTTTTCATTTCTTCCTCTTCGCCTTGTCGGCAGCCACGAACTCCTTCGCCACAGAAACCGGCACAGGAGGCTTCTTCGCGCCCGGAGGCTTCCACCCGTGGGCGACAGCCCGCATGAGGCGGGCTTGCTTTTCACTCTTGGATGGCATCAGGTCAGACTCAGACTGTAGGTGACGTTGAGTTGGTCGGTCGCTGCGACCGTCTTGTTCCCACCGGTGAAGTCTCCCGCACTGACGAGAACCCCAGTCGTGTCGTCAACTGTCGCTGAGCCTCCGTTGTTCAGGAAAGCCCCAGCGACGGTGCCACCAGAGGTGAACGTGAAGGTCACCGCTGCCGAAGTCTGCTTCGTTCCGCCGGATGCCGCCGAGAACGATGGGGTTTTCCGTCCTCCGGAGTACGCTGGCGCGTTCGCTCCACCGACTTCATTCCACCCGGAGTGGGACGCCTGCGTGTCTCCCGCTGCGGCGGACCCGGTTCCCTTCAGGCCGATTCGGCAGGTCTGCGTGTAGGAGGAGCCGGACAGGTACTTGTCGAGGATGTCGTTCTTGCCGACCGTAGTCACCAGGTTGTGGAATCGGTCGGTGGCGACGACGAACCGCGGGATCGATGCGAGCTCGCGCTCGATGCCCTCGTCGTACTTCTCCCGAAGCCGCTCGATGAGCTTCATCGCCCTGTCGAGGTACTCCGGCAGGACTCGCGTCAGGGTGGCCGAGTAGAGGCCGAAGGTGATGAGACCGTCTGAAATTCCGCGCGAGGAGACCAGGGAAGCGCTCGCCGCGTCCTTCGCGTTCACGTTGTCATTCATTCGACTGCTCCTTTCTGATGTCGACGACACGTTCGCCCATGTTATCCGAGATTTCCGCCACAAGTCGACCTCTGCCGGTGTTGATGACGATCCTTCTCGGCTCGGACTTCTTCTTCAGTTCGGTGGAGATCTTTGCGGTCTCCTCGACGCGATCTGCGACCTCCTTCACGGAGTCCGCGACAGCCTCCACGCTCTTCGCGACGATGGCGCTCTTGTCTTGAGACAGCCCTGCGGCCAGACCGTCGAGAGCTTTCGCGGTCGCCTGCTGGACGCTCACGATCTGGGCCGCCATCTGCTGCTGCGCAGCAAGCAGAGCGGAGAGCTGCTGCATGAACTCCGGCGGGATCGCAGGTTGTGGAATGGGTGAGGCCGCCACGCCTCCCGAGGACGGCGGTGGAGGGATGGGACTTTGGGAGGGGGCGACCTCGTAGGTGGGTGGGGCCACGGCTCCGCTGGAAGGAGGAGGAGACACGGAGGGGACTGCGGACGTGGCCCCGGAAGGGAGTCCAAGTCGGGCACGGATGGCGTCCGCCTCCGCGTCCGTCTTGTCGGCTTTCGCTTCTTTCTCGGCGATCTCGGCGGCGGCCTTCCGCATGGCAAGCTGCCCCATCGCGGCTTCCGCTGCCGCCTGCTCCGGAGTCTTGTTCATGCCGCGCGCTTCCGCGATGAGGGCTCGCAAGCGGTTGACCATCTCGTCCTTCTTCGGGAAGTCGGCCATGTCGACCACGAGATCGAGCATGCTGATCGCGAACTGGGGAGCGAGCGGCGCGATGTCGGAGACCATCTTGGACATCTGGTCGAACATCGCCTGCCGCATCGACGCGGTGTAGTCCTGGTCGTCGACGATGAAGTCCGCCTTCGATGCGGTGATGTCGTTCACGAAGCGAACCTTGCCGTCCGGGCCGATCTCGGGTTGGTTGATGCGGACCCACTCGATCGACTTCTGCGGGTTCGGAGCCGAGAACTCCGGGCTGTCGATGGGCTCGCTCTTGTAGTTCGTGAGCCTGATGACCTTCGGCAGCGACATGAACTGCTCGCAGTTCGACAGCTTCTTCTCGCCGGACAGCGAGATCGCCAGACGAAGGTTCGAGAAGGGCGTCATCGTGGTCAGCGTGCCCTGCTGCTGGCGCGCCATGATCGCCATCCCGCTGATCGCGTTCGTCTTCCGCCCGAGAAGCTCGTCGGTGACGCCGGATGCGGTCTGCATGAACTGCCGGTCCATCATCGCGATGTTCGACTGGACCGCGACCTCGTTGTAGTCGCGCCGGATCTCGAAGCGCTTCGAGCCGTCGCGCATGACGAAAACGCCGCTCGGGTTCGATGCGTTGTCGATCGCGTCCTGCAAGGTGTACTCGCCCTGCAGGTCGAACGCTCCGTACTCGGTGATGAGCTGGTTGACGGCGAGCAGGAAGAGCGACTTGCTCATCCGGTGGTTCAGGTCTTCCTGCGGATCCCGGAGGTTGCGCACGAACCCGTACGGCATCCCGTCGCGGCCCCTGCGGTAGCACCAGATCGGCGTGAACGGGAACTCGTTGTGGCGGAAGGGAGACGGCCCCTCGGCCAGCATCGCGCCCTCGGTGAAGTAGGCGACCCGCATCCGCATGATCTTGGCCGGCACGATGTCGGCCTTGCCCTGCTGAATCGACCGCTCCATGCCCTGGTGGCCGGGCTCGTAGATGAAGCCGTTGAACGGCCCGCCTCTGACGACCTGCGCCTGCTCCGGCTTGCGGTACCAGCACTCGTAGATGCGCACCCGGGACCTCTGGTTGTTCGGCTCCGCCGTCGTGGATCCCGCGTACGTGGTATCCCGCCAGACGCTCTCGTTCGTGTCGATCCGGTCGCCGATGTACCAAAGCTCGTCCTCAAGGCGCTGGTCCAGTGAATCCGCCCCTACGGCAGCGCTCCTGAGCACGTGCGCGCGATCCGGCCACATGGCGATCGCCACATCAAGGTCAATCGTGCGCCACCGGATGATGTAGCGCATGTCGCGCCCGAGGATGTCGCGGGAATGTGAGTCGTGCAGGATGTTGCGCCAGCTTTCCCATCCGCTGTAGATGAGTTCGCCTGTGGCGTCATCGGTGAGGCTGTCTTCGAGCCAGGAAAGCCCGCAGGTGACCGCTTCCTCGAAGGCCGCGCTCCTGGCGTGGTGCGTGCGGTTCGCGTCGTCGACGTACTTCAGGACCTTGGTCTTGATGACCGCGCCCTCGAAGTCGTCCTCCTCGCGCGGCAGAACTCTGTGGTCGATCCTGCTCTGGCGCTCGGTGCCGGTGATCCAGTTGATCTGGACCGCGATCTCGTTGTACACGAGCGGCTTCTGCCCTCGCGCCCTGACGGTCTGAGCTTCCTCCTCCGACCACTGGATGCCGTCCTTGAAGTCTTGGTCGATCGCCATCTGGCGACGGTTCTCGGCCTGCCGCATCCGCTCGTGGTGGAGCCAGCTAAGGCAGCGGCGGTGGATGGCGCGCGCTTCCTCGCCGTCCATCGGGTGGTCGCTGATGGACGCCGACGCCTCGACTGCTTTCCGCTCCTCCTGGGTGAGACCGCCATCGAGCGTGTCCTCGCCACGGTCGTGGATCGGGAATGCGTCCATCAGATCTCGCCCTCGTAGATGGTCTGCCCGTCGGCCTTGACCTCGACCTCACCGACTGCGGGCGGCCTCTCGGGGTCAGGCTCAGGGGGCATTCTGAGCAGATCCGGCGCGAACCGCAAGATTGCGTCCGCGCACGTGGTGGCTGTCGCCTTGTCCAGCCTTCCCATCACATCTGCAGCGATCATGCCCTTTTCGATCACCGCTCGCCCGTCCACCTTGTCGCCCTCGATGCAGATTTCGTGGAGAGACTGCAGGGGAAGCACGTAGGCGGACCGCTTTTCTCCGGAGAGGGGAAACAGAATCATCGCGGGATCGCCGTCCACCCACTGGAGGGAGACGCCGATGTCCCGGTACCGGTACACCTTCCACGCTCTGTTGCCGCCGATCAGCATCACATGCCCACGTAGATTTTCAGCTTGCGCTTGACCCCAACGGGCTGCGCGAACCTGCGCATCATAAACGCATAACGGCTGGCAGAGATAACGTCCTCACCGACTTTGACAATCTGCCCGTCCTTGCGGTGGTACGCGCGGAATTCCTTCAGCCAGAGTTCACACGTTCTGGACACTTTCCAGCGCCCGGTTTTCATGCGTTCGAGCATCTGCATGATGCCGGCTTCCAAGCCGCGGGATCCGTCCTCGAAGGTCGCGTGCTCCGGAAGCATGCGGAACCCGGCTTCCCGGTACGCTTGCGCGATCTGGATGCCGCTGCCCTTGTCCCGCTGGAGCCCGTCCTGCGGCCACGCCCACGGGATGTCGCCCCAGTTCTTCAGGCGCGGCCAGACCAGAGGGGGGATCGAGTCGACGCCGGTCGCGGAGAAGTCGCGCTCGACGTAGATCACGTCCTCATCCCGGTCCCACAGAAGGCGGACGGCAGCGAAAGGGTGGTCGATGCCGAAGTCCATCCCGCCGATGACGACCCAGTGGGCCGGCGGATCCGGCGGATCGCAGATGATCGCCTCCTCCTCGACCGGGAAGACCCTCCCGGATCCGAGCACCGGGATGCCACGCGTGCGGGCAGCGCGGACGTGCTCCGGGTACTCGGCGGCGATCTCCCGCTTTGTTGCTTCATCCAGATGGGGGACATCATCCCACGAGCACTGCACGAGATACCGGGAATCGTTGACCGGCCCCTCGATCAGGGTCCCCTCGCGCATGTAGCGCTGGACGACCTGGGTGACGCCCCGCAGCGGGGTGAAGGTGAGCATCACGATCCCGCCGGTAGTCATCGTCCGTGTGACGCACTCCTCGTAGATCTCGATCGGCGGCTCCTCGTCCAGCACGATCGCGTCGACCTCGGTGAACTGGAAGGCCTCCCGGCCCTGGTCGTACGACTTGAAGTAGACCTGGGAGAGGCCGCCGTTGGCATGCCTGACGCGCACCCAGTCGAGGGCTTCCCCCTGCTTGATCTCGCGCCCCTCGATCATCTCGCCCGGCAGGATGCCGGTGCCGGGGTCGGACATGGGGCCGAGCAGCTTCTCCTGGACCCCCTCCCGGACGCTCTTGCTGGTGTCCCCGCAGACCCACGCCTTGATCGGGCGCTCGAACCGCTTCCCGCGCCACCAGTCCGGGTAGATGCCGGTCAGGTGGCAGGTGACCTCGTAGAGGGCCGCCAGGGTCTTCCCGACCCGGTTCCCCGCCATGAAGGCCCGCTGCCTGTGGGTGGCCCCGGCGGCGAAGAAGGTCATCTGCTTGGGGTAAAGCTCCCTCCGCAGCGGTCCGTCGGGCGGGAACAGCGACCCGAGCTTCCGCCTCCTCTGCCTCCACGCCACCTCCTCCGCAAGCACCAGCGCCTGCATGGCCGGCGGCATCGACTCAAGCTCTGCCAGTAGCATCCCTTAAGGAATCCTTTTCCTGCAACCTCTCGTGGATAACGATTACTTTCGCTCTTGGCCGCGAGATCCTTAAATTTTTGTTAACAGTCGGCTTGCATTTCTTCACGAAAAGTTCACGACGGCTGATTCACGATCTCCGAGTCCTCCAGCGCGCCCCGTGGCACCGCCATCAGGACCCGCTTCAGCCTCGACATGACCTCCTCATCCGGGAGATCACGTACGGTGGCCATCGTGACGCGCCGCTGGTCGACGATCATGCCCTGCATCCTGGCGGCCAGGTCGATGGCCTTCAAAGCGGTGCCCGGCTCGACGTCCGCGCACGCCTCCACGATACGGAGGGTGCGGTAGAGAAGGGCTTCCCGGGAGCCCATTGACGCGATGTAGGCCCGGAGGGCGGCCATCTTCTCGGCGCTGATGGCGGCCACCTCCGGGATCGCGAGGGCCGAGACCTCTGCGGCGACCTTCTGGATCTTCTGCCCGCCCTCGATCACCGCTTGCACGGCTTGGTCGGCCTTCTGCTGGGTGTCCTCGATCGCCCGCTTGATGTCCGGCCGGGCCAGTAGCTTGATCGACTTCCGGCTGGCGGTCCTGCGGTCGGCGTCCGGCCAGACGGTCAGGTATGCGCCGACTGGATCGCGGGTGGCCAAGTACTCCCGCACAAAGCGGGCTTCCTCATGGCTCAGCGTGTGATCCACGATGAGTGGTCCTCTGGCTTCGGTAGGCGCATTCTAGGCTTGGGCGGACCGTCGCGCCAGAAGGCCCCACGGTGGTCGGTGACCTTGATGTGGCGCACGCAGTCGGCTCTGCCGCAGGTGGTAATGACGTACTCGGAGCGGTGGAGCGGGCGGCCCATGTCGCGGGACGCTATCGCGCGCTGCAATGACTCGTGCGTGCGTAGCCCATCCGGGCGCATGCCCGTCTCGACCTGCGGCCTGCGCACTCGCGCGTGCGGGAAGATCAGGCACCCGCTCTCCTCGACGCACTCGGCGAGCTTCCCTTCGATGAGCCGGCTGACCTCTGCGAGCCAGTCGATGTTGTTGGCTTTGCACCAGTTGTAGAACCTCTCGCCGGATGTCAGTTTCTTGGACTGCCGCATGAGGCCCCCGGTTCCGCTAAGTCCTTGACGTGGTTGCGTTTTTGCCATTCGGTCTCAAAAGTGGTTGCGTTTTCCGAAAAGGTGTGCTAGAACTGATTTTATCGCGTGAGGCAAACAGCCTCAATGGCCCTCCACCCGAGGGCACGGACTGCCGGGATGGCAGACCTGGAGCCGGGGCGTCTACCCCGGTAAGCCAACGGCGGGCTTCGAATCGTCGGACTCCGGAGGCCCCTAGGGGTCCCCCGCATGAGGGGGCGCAAGCGATGGGTAGGTTGACAGCCACCGCAAGAGTGGACAGCCGAGAGGATAGGGGCGTCGCGAAGGAAGCGCCACAAAGTGGTCCGGTCCGAGCCGCGCCCCGCACAACACTGGCCCCCGCGCAGGGGGCGCAGCAGTAAGCGCATTCGCGTGAGTGCGCTTACTCCTGTCCAACCCAGAGGAGGGAAGCATGCGATACCAGGAAGCGATCAGTGTGGCGATCTCGCGCGCGAAGAAGCGCGGGGAGGAGTTCTTCGTGGTCTACGAGGACGGGGAGTACGAGGTCGCGAACAACCTCGATCTCGAAACGTGGTACTTGGGGCAAGACCCCATCGGTGTCGCCACCACCGATGGCATGTACGAGTCATTCAGGAAGTAGGAGGGAAGCATGAAAGCAATCCGTGAAATGCGTGACTGGGAAATCAAGGACGAACTTCGGCGTGGCGTCGCACCAGAGATGGCGGCCGTTCTTCGCGCTGAACTGGAGCGCCGCTACCAGCGCCGTAAGGAGCGGGAGGCCGCCAAATGGCGGCAGTGGTGTTCCCTTGAGGCGCGTGCGCGCCTGGTTGGGTGAGAAATGATCGTCACCAGATACATCCCGGCAACGACCACGCGCGGTGCGCGTATTGCCGTTTCGGCGTACGGCACAAAGACTCGCAAGTACTTCCCGTACCACTACGAGCTGGATCCGTTCGAGAACCACGTAGCGGCGGCCGACGCTTACGTCAGATACGCCAAAGTGGATCGATCAACGGGCGTGCATGAGGGTGAGTACGCTGTGGCCAAGTCTAAGCGCGGCTACGCGTTCGTCCTGATCGGCGAGACTGAATATCTCGGAGGGTAATAAATGTACAGGCCAAGTCTAGTCAAGGTCGGAAAGTCATTCGTGTTTGTGGGTTCCATTCCCATGGAACTCGCATACAAGACGGAGCTGTACACCGATGAGATGCTTCTGCAAGCGTGGCGTGGAGCGAGGAAGTTCCCGCCTGCCAGGAAGTTCAAAACAGAGGGGGAAGCCATCGCGGCAGCGATGGCGACCGGGTGCGAAAGCGTCCGGCTCCCAAGCGGGAAAATCGTCTCATTCAAGGAGGCAGCATGACCATGCCCAACAAATGGGCTGTCGTGAAGTTCGAGGATGGCGCGCCATGGTATTTGGGAGCGCGCCTTCGCAGACGCCCGGACGGGACGAAGACCGGTCAGCCTGAATACTTCTGGACCCAGACCAGAGAGATGGCCCTTCATTATCACGACTCATCGCGCGCTTCCCTGGCGGCTTGGCGATACAACGTGAACCATCAGACGACGTGCGCCGGGGTCATTGGCTGGTGCTTGTAACGGAGGGAACATGAATCGCTTCAAGGAAGCGCTTGAGATCCAATCCGGCGCGTGCAACCCGCGCGCCATCGCCGCAGCATTGGTGCGGCACATGGACGAGTTCTACAGAAGCAGGGAGTTCGACGGAACGATGTCGATCCGTCGTGACCCTGCCCTTCGTCTCATCACCCATCAGCTTGCCTTCCTGATGGGGGTGATGGAGCTTGAAAGCAACAACGAGGAGTACGCGAAAGCGTACAAACAGTGCAAAGAGAAAGCGGAGGTCTGATGAACTGGACGAGTATCTTGAAAAATTGCGTTCAATCCCAAGTCCCTGTGATCCTGTGGGGTCCTCCGGGGGTCGGCAAGACCGCACGTGTGGCGGAACTGGCGCAGGAGATGGGGCTTCCGCTGGAGGTCGTGGTGCTTTCGCTCCGCGACCCGACTGACGTGGCCGGGCTCCCGGTCGTCACGAATGATGGCGTGGTCCTGTCCCCGCCCGCGTGGGCGAAACGGCTGGCTCAGGCAGGGAAGGGAATCCTCTTCCTTGATGAGTTCTCTTGTGCCGCGCCGTCACTTCAGGCTGCGGCGCTGCGCATTCTGTCCGAAAGGGTCATCGGTGACACTCCGCTGCCTGACGGGGTGTCCATCGTCTTGGCCGCCAACCCGGCGGACCAGGCCGCAGGAGGCTTTGACTTGTCGGCGCCGGCGGCGAACCGCTTCCTGCACCTGTACGTGACCGCTGAACCAGCAGAGTGGGCAACGTGGGCGGCTGGGCGGTCGCGGGAGCACGCTCTGGTTGCCGGCTTCATCTCCCGCCGGCCTGAGCTTCTGTGCCGAGTGCCGAACGATGCGGAGTCGGCAGGCAAAGCGTGGCCAAGCCCGCGTTCGTGGGACCTGGGTGCGCGAGCCGTCCTCGCCGGGGTGCCGCGCGATGTCGCGTACCCGGCTGCGGTCGGTGATGGGCCGGCTCTGGAGTTCATGGCCTGGGTCAAGGAAGCCGACCTGCCGGATCCGGAGACTATCCTAGCCGACCCTGAGTCCGCCACCTTCCCCAAGCGCGGTGACATGATCCACGCGGTCATGCTGTCGGTGGCGTCCGCTGTCGCATCGAACCCGACCCCGGAGCGGTGGGGTGCGGCATGGCGATACATCGGGCGGTCCCCGGTCCTCGATGTGGTCGTGCCTGCGGCGAGGACGCTGGTGGCAGTCCGCAAGAAGGTGCCATCGCTGCCGATCCCGATGGAAGCTGCGAAACTGGGAGAAGTGCTATGACGACTGACGAGCTTGACGCAGCGTTGGCACAGCTCAAAAGACTGGGTGAGGCAAGCGACAAACTCACCCAGATGGCCAACGCGTCGAGGATCAGGGTGCGCACCAAGCTATTTCGTGTGCACGCTGCTGGCGAGGAGATGGTCATCGATGCGATGTCCGGGACACTCCATCATCCGATGATTCATGGTCCGATCTTTGCGTATGGCTACGGCATCCATCACTTCGGAAAATTGATGGAGAGGACGAGCATTCGAGAGCTGGCCAACCTTATGGCGACCATGGACCAGGCAATCTCGTGGTGCCACGACCGGATGGAAGGACTCATGCGGGCCGAACACAACGCCCGCTTGGGTCCTTCTGGGAAACAGGTCGCCGCACGTGTGGCGATGGAGAAAGCATGACTGACATCCGTTTGCAGAAGGCGCGGGTGCGTGCAATGAACACCCACCCCTATCTCGCGACGGCCCTGATGGCGCTCCAGCCTGTGGAGCGGCCCATCGGCACGATGGCCGTAGACACGGGGTGGAGGCTCTACTACGACCCCGAACAGGTCGAGAGGTGGGGAACCGATAAGTCGGCCGGCGTGCTGATCCATGAGGTCGCTCACCTTCTGCGTCGGCACGCCGAAAGGCGGGGGCAACGCGATCCGCGTACGTGGAACATCGCGTGCGACGCCGAGATCAACGACGACCTGGTGCAGGAAGTCGATCTCCCCGCAGAAGGCATCCTGCCGAAAGCCCTCGGTCTCAGGGAGGGTCTGACTGCGGAGGAGTATTACCGGATCATCGAGGCGCAGCAGTCCGCCGCACAGCAGTCGGGCGAGCAATCCCCCGGCGGCGACGGCGACGGCTCCTGCGGCGGCACAGGCGGAGGCGACAGTGACGCCCCCTCCGCCCAAGGCCGCAGCCACTCGGTGACCGCAGGCGACTGCGGGTCGTGCGCAGACGGTGTGAAGCGTGAGTATGAGCTTCCCGCCGACGACGCTGACGCTCCAGCGATCACGGAAGCTGAAGCGAAAGCTCTCGCACGCTCTGTCGCTCGCCAGATCGAGCAGCACGCGAAAGA